CGAAAGCTCCAGATATTCCTGTAATCTCTTTACTCTGTTTGAAGCTATCTTTAAGTAACTTATCAGCAGCACTAACAACAGCATTTACAGAAGTACCTTCTCCTGATGTACCTTTAGCATTCTGCTGTTTAGACCACTGTTTAACAGCAGTGTAGTAAAACTCAGTATTTCTAATTTTATCTAAGAACGCTTCAGGTAAAGGACCACCAGCAGCTATAAGCTGGTCTAACTCAATCTGATACTGACCTTTTAATTCGTTAGAGATTTTATCAGCTCTAACTGGTAGGAGTTTATCAAGTTCTTTAAGAGCACCGTTAAGAGAGTAAGGAAGCCATCCATCACCTTTAGCAGCTAAAGCTATTAATGCTTCTCTTTCTGTTTTTCTTATATCCTCAATTTCTTTCCAATCAACAACACCGTCATCACTTATAGCTTCAGCTATAGCGTTGTTAATACGGCTAGTTGTGTCCTGTCTCCATTTAGATTTTCTAGCTGCAATATTTTTCTGTTGTGCTATATCTATTTTGTTCTTTGTTTGTTGTTGTTCTAAGAGTTCATTAGTTATCCTTTCTCTCATTGTTAACTTATTACCTTTACCATCATCAAATTTTGTATCAAGTAGTTGAATACCATCTCCAACATCAATACCTTTTAAACCATTTAGAACCGTATCTATACCAACTTCAGCTAGATCATTGTAGTTATTTTCATTATTATCAGCAAAGATAGAACCAAAGTTCTCAAAGAACCACTTGTTATACTCACGGATACCACCAGGCTGTCCTAATTTAACCCACTGATCAAAACCAGCTTTATAAGCAAGTTTGAAAGATCCTTCATGATATCTAGTACCTGTAGGACCAACACTATCTACAGTGAAAAACTCATTACCAAGCACTAAAGGCCCTTGAACAGCTTCACGTACAGTTCTATTAATCTTTTCTTGTGCTACGTCTAACTCTGCTGTAGCTATAAGACCTTTAATCTCTGACTGTGACTGAGCAATAGTAGGATCTATTCGTGCTTCTACCCAGTTTTGAGGGAGGTTAGAATAAGGCTTTTTTAACTCATCACTCTCAGCTTGAATAAGAGCAGCTCTTTGAGAAGGATCTTCTATTCTTGCTAATCTATCTGCGTTATCTTGGCCCCATTTGTTTAATTTTGTACCAATGATTTTACTAGCATCAGTAGCCTTTTGACCGTAGTAGAAGAAATTTATATAAGGATTTTTAAGTTGTGCGTATCTAGCTGCAGCAAATTCTTTCTTAGCTCTAAGCTGCTCTACTTCACTTGCATTTTGTAGAGATTGTTGTAAAGCATACGTCTCCTGTTGGATCAGTTTCTCTGCATCTTGCTGAGCTTTTTTAAGTCTCTCTTCTCCTAACTGTTTATTTAACTTTGTACTTACTCCACTCCAAGTAGATAAAGCTGTTAAAGCTTGGTTAATTTTAGGATCTGGTAAATACTCTCTTCTATCTATAAGCTGTCCACCTACCTGTTGAGGTATTTCTAAAGGTGCAGCAGGTCTAGGTAGCTCTTTAGGAGCAGCAGGTAGCGCTACTTGATCACGTACCTGTCGTTGTGGTTTTACTTTATAACTGTTTGTCATTTGTCAGTAGTAGACGCTTTAGGAGTAAGAGAGGATTTGTAATCAAGAGCAGCGTTAGCAACCTGACCTACTACATCTAAAGCAAATAGGCTAGTACTACGTTTCGGTGCGTCAGGTGGGGCATAACCTTCAATCTTAATTGGAGCCAAAGGCTTAACAGGATCTGCCACAGGTTGAGGTGTATAGAACTGAACCTGATTAATAGTATTTTGACGAGCAACCTCCAAACTTTGAGCAGCTCTAACCTTATCTGCCATACGCCATTCACGAGTGATTTGACGATTACTGAGGTTAGCTATGTACTGTTGATTATACTGCTCTCTCATTGCAGTAATTGTTCTACCAACTTGTCCACCAGCAGCTTTTTTAGCTGAGCTTGCCACATTTTTTAATCTGATTTCATCTAGTTCTAAATCATCAGCCGCTTCTTGTTCATAAAACTGACCATCTAAATCAGCTATCTTCTTAGCAAAATTCTCTGTAGCTAGTGTTGTTACGTCACCTTTATATGTAGCTTGTTGAGCTTCTCTCTTTGATTCATATTGTTTCATCTCCTCTGTATAAGTAGCAGCTCTGTAATAAGACCTTAATTGATTATCGTAAGCTCTATAATTAGCTCTATTTGTATGAGCTAGCTGAGTCCAGTACTGAGTCTGTTTTGCCGCTTGCTCAGCTTGAGCTTGATAACCAGCTACTTTCCCTTTGAAGTACTGACCAATAGCACTTATACCTACTTGAGCTAACTGAGTAGAACTACCAAAATGTTGCCAGAAATCAGGCTTAACTGGACCTGCTAAACCTCCAGGGTTAGCGTTCATGGCTGTACCAAAGTCAGCCATTGTTGGTGTACCCTGACCACTCTGCCAGTAGGAGTTCATTGCGTCTAAATTCCAGTCTGCCATTTACTGATACTTCCTCGCT